GTAACAGGTGAACGTGCAAGGCAATTAGATAAACAGGCATTAGACAAAATAAAAAATCAATATGCAAGAATCCAAATGGGTTAGGGAACTAATATTAAGCGGCCAACAAGATAATATTGAACTTGGCTTAATCCTAAATGATTCGTTTAACTATTTTCCCTTAACCCGTAAGTTTTACAGAAAATATAAGCGTTTGAAGTTTTGGTTTCCATCGCGGCACTATTCAGTTTTAGTATCAGAAATCCGTTATTATTCATGGGTTGCACTATTGAACAACGAACTTAAAACGCATAGGGCATATTTTTGGCTTGACTTTCAAGAACCAAAGTATAAAACGCCATGGCAGCAATGGCAACAACATATAAGCAATTATATTAGATGGCCTTATGAAGGTCCAATGTTTACAGGCGGAGGGCATCCTTATACTACTATGTTTGCACGCTGGCGTAATTAGACCATGTCGTTAACCTCAACGATATGGTGAGCTCAACAAAACGTTAATACATCTTACCGTTAGCCAAAAACTTATCAGCCCAAACATTAACCTGTTCTGCATAAAAGTTGCCCTGGTCATCGACATTAACAAGTGCAAAACCGTTAGCCCATAATTGCCTTTGAAACCTTGGCATATAGCTAAAGCCTTTAGACTTTATATCAAATAAACCGCCAATGTTAAACGCGGCTTTGTTCCCCGTGTGATAACATTGTACGCGGTGTGTATGTCCAAACATAACTGAGTGTTGTGTTTTATCTAAGTGCGCCTTTGCTGCATGAATTGAAGTGTAAACGCCGTGAACTATATCTAAGTGTTTACCAAGCGTGAAATAATCAGACTGCCAATCTGTTTTAACTTCCCATCCGCGTTCATGCAAATATAGCGCTTCGCATGGGTTTATTAAAGCGCCGCCGTATTTCGCGTTGTCCTTTTCTTTTATATGCCTAAAGTATCGGTCTTCATGGTTGCCAAATAAGAAATATTTTTTAGCACCTTTGAACGCGCTGTTAATATCATCAATACCCTGCAAGCCATCAATGTATTCATCCTGTAATGTAAGGCCAGATAAGTTAGCTAATGATTCGGCGTTATAGCTTCCTAAAGTATATAAGTCTAAATAATCGCCCGCAATAACAAGACCATGTAAGTTAGTGCCTAATTCAGATATAAGCCTTAATAGTTTTTGCCATAATATCTGATTGTGAAACGGTCGATGCACATCTGAAATTACTAACCAGCGCTGCAAAGTTTTATTTTGTCGGCGCTTTTCATTTATTAGGTTTTTCCAATATTCTACTTCTTCATTAGAATGCACTTTAATTTTAGGGCGGTAAATCATGGGGTTATAATTTAATATCTTGACAAAATGTATTGAGTAGGTATCTCAAATTGTCTAATAAGTCGGCCTGTCGTTCTTCGCCTTTGCCTTTAATGATTCGGCGGCTATTATCTGATTTAATACGCAAACAGTCCATACGCAAGCCTTGGCATTTGTCTTCATAAATCTGAAAGTCAGGGCACATGCTTATAATAGTATTTGTTTGAACGTAACTTTCAGCATGTAATGGGTTAGCTTTAGGCACTACAAAAAACCGCGCGGGCAACTGCAGTTCTTCCTGTATAATTTCGTAATAGGTTTTAGAAACACGCTGCCTACCATCTGAACGGTCACCACTTGCATCACCTGTTATCAATAGCGGAATAGTGCAGGGGTAAATAGCAGTATCAGACCAACGCCCGATTTTCTTATTTGTTTCGGCAAATATCCATTCGCGAAATGCTTGACATGTATCATAGATTGATGCTTCGCCGCGTTCTTCTGAACCTATCTTAAATTCCTTTACAATATGCACGCCATAGCGATAACGTGAACGGGCCGATACATCAGGCGCTAATGTAGTTTTTCGCATAACGGCGGCGGTCATAGGTATTTTATTGAAGTCAAACGAAACGTAAATCTGCTCAGTTTCCCAATTGATTTTTTTTGAAGGCTGAAATACTTTTTGTTGAATGCTTTTGTCCTTTAAAACATATACCCATGCCTCACCTGAATAGTCAACAAAAACAGATTTATATTCCTGTTCAAATGTTAGGCGGTCAAGGTCGCGGCTTGCATCGGCTACTTCATCGGGGTCGATATTTGGGTTATCGGTTGTTTCCATTCGAAATGTTATCCAACTGTCCGAACCGTTTTCGCTTTGCGGTAAGTCTATGTCATTATAACAATTCTTTTCTACATTGCCAGCTTTAGCGCCGTTTCTGCATAGTTCGTACCAATAGTTATCTTTACCCGCTGCTGTACCAATAAAAAACGCCTCACCTTTGTAGTCAGTCAAGGTAGGGCGGCTTACTGTTTTCCAATGGTATTCTAATATATGGCTCGGTATCTTTTGCGTTTCTTCATAAATAACGCGGTGATATTTACGCCCGCGCCCTTTGTCCTTTCGCCCTTCATCGCCAATAGACCACACTTCTAAAACGCCGCCGTTTAAAAACTGCATTATCTTTGAAGTTTCATCTTTATGCTTAATGATTCCGCCTTCTGATATAGTTTTATAAGTATCTACTATCTTATTCCAGCTTTGCGCAAAATCTTTAAAGTCATCGACAAAGATACCAACAAACTTACCTTCAAATACGGCGGGGCTTATAAGCGGCAATGCAACCGATGTAATTAGTTCAGTTTTGCCAAACCTACGGGCGCAAACTATACAGTTAAACCTGCGCTTATTATCTAATATTCGTTTTTGCCCTGTGTGCGGCTTAAACAGTTGTATGTTTATGTTGCGCGGCACTACTTAGCTTCAGGTGGATACTGAATGTTTATGTTAATGTTTTTGTCGTCTTGCGCTTCGCCCTTCGGTTCTACTATGCCATAATTAAACCCTAACAATAGTTTAGTAATTGCAGGATTTGATTTGCCATCTAAGCCCCTAACTACTTTGTTTGTTAGTATTTTGTGTTTCGCCCGCGCTATAAATACCGAAAATTCAGGCCTTTCGGCGTAATTCAAAAGCGTATCAGCATCGCAATCTAAAAAATCAGCTAAACCATAGATAGTATATGGTATTGGGTCTGGCAAATCAATTACTTCATAATAGTCACGTGTTTTTACAACTTCTTTTTTTGTACGTGATTCGCAATAATCAAAATAGGCTTCAATTTTACTTTGCAGTTCTTCGGGCGTTTTAAATAACAATTTTCTACCTGCAATTCCTTTCATGTTTTCGTTTTAAGCAACTTTAAATAAGTTTTGATATCTATACACCACTTTAATATAAAAATGCCTTAAAACACCGTTTAAATAAGTTTTAGGACTATATCTATCTTAAAGTTTATTTATTATTTTATATTATTTATTATTTATATTATTATTGTTAACAGTTGTTACATTAAGTGTAACACATAACTAATTGATATACATAGGATGTTACATGTTTACACCTGTTACGCTATATTCTACGCACATATGTATTTTTAAGTTTAACTACGCATGTGTGTATATGCGTTGTGTGTGAGAAAAACCCCGTAACGGGTGTTAACAGCGTAACAACGTTAAGAATCAAACGTTTAGGCGTTACATGCTGTGTAACCTGTGTTAACATTTCAAATAAAAAAACCGCTGCACTTGTTGAACAGCGGTTAGCGGCAAACCGCAGTTAAGGCAAAAGTAAGTATTAGTTTTCAGATTTTAAAACTTTTCGATGTGAAAATTCGATATTTGATTTTTGATAGTTCAAAGCATTGCCATCTAAAAACGTCATAGTGTACTTTAAATCATGGTTTTTAAGCGGAAAAAGCAAATGATGTAATAACATGCCAGTATTAGTAATAATTCTGTTTTTTTTGATATGCCATTTAAAGTTTTTGCATTTTTCATAATCAGAATCATCAATCATAATGTAGTCAATACAAAGATTGCGTTTGAATATTTGAAGTAATTTCATGGGGTAATATAAAATTGATTTATCTGTTTTGTAATTTGTTCAATGTCCCTAATAAGTTCGCCTTCCTCTCCTTTAGTTTTTTGCAATTCAGATTTAACTTGTCTAAGTGAATCAAAGTAGGATAATCCGATGTTATGTCTGTTTCGCATTGGATATAATTCTTTAAATAATTGTCGTGACTTTTCTTTAAGTATGTATAATAATTTTTCATTTTCTCCAATTCCATCTCTGTTTGATTTTTCGATTTCTTCTTGGAATCCTGTAATAACTTGTTTATTTGTTTCTGTTTCAATTTTTCTATTATTAACAAATATAAATCG